ACGGGTCGCATGACGACATGGTGGACTGCCTGAGCATGGTGCTGGCAAGATACCGGCAGGGCGGGTTCATCAGACTGCCAACGGACTACCGGGACGAACCGTCCTATCGCAACCGCGTTACGTATTATTGACATTGAAATAAAAGGCAGTAAATCATGGCAACGAACTTCGACCCCGCGATGATGCCCCTTGACACTGCCCTCATGGGCGATGAGCCCGCCATCGAGATCGAGATCGAGAACCCTGATGCTGTCAGCATCGGCATCGACGGGGTTGAGATTGAACTGATGCCGGAACCTGAGACTGCGGGCACATTTGACGCAAATCTTGCGGAGTACATGGACGACGGGGAGCTTCAAACCCTGGCTTCTGAGTTGATTGACCTCGTAGATGCGGACATCAACAGTCGCAAAGACTGGACAGATATGTTTGTCAAGGGTCTAGAGGTCCTTGGCATGAAGTACGAGGAGCGTACTGAGCCCTGGAACGGGGCTTGTGGGGTGTATTCGCCTCTTTTGACTGAAGCCGCGATCCGTTTCCAGTCGGAAATGATTACCGAGACCTTCCCGGCGCAAGGTCCGGTGAAAACTCAGATCATCGGAGCGGTTGACCGACTGAAAGAAGAGGCAGCAGAGCGGGTTCGTGATGACATGAACTACATGCTGACCGAGCGGATGATTGACTACAGGTCCGAACATGAGCGGATGCTGTACTCCCTCGGCCTTTCTGGTGCTGCTTTCAAGAAGATCTACCCGAACCCCAGTACTGAGCTGCCTGCTGCTCCGTTTGTCCCGGCTGAAGACCTTGTGATGCCCTACGGGGCGTCAAACGTGTACACAGCAGAGCGTGTGACTCATGTCATGCGCAAAACTGAAAACGAGATCAAGAAACTACAGGTAGCAGGTTTCTACAAAGACGTAGAACTGGGTGAACCTGTCAGGTTCTTTACTGACATTGAGAAGAAAAAGGCCGAGGAGCAAGGGTATACCCTTACCGACGATGATCGGTATCAGGTATTGGAGATCCACGTAGACTGGGACATGCCGGGGTACGAAGATGAAGTTCCTTTGCCGTATGTGGTCACGGTTGAAAGAGGAACCAACACCGTCCTGGCCATCCGAAGGAACTGGGAAGAAGGAGACGACAAGAAACTCAAGCGACAACACTTCGTCCAGTACACGTACATCCCCGGGTTCGGGGCCTACGGACTTGGGTACATCCACCTTATTGGTGGTTATGCTCGCGCTGGCACTTCCATCATCCGACAACTGGTGGATGCTGGCACCCTGTCAAATTTGCCGGGTGGCTTGAAGTCTCGCGGCCTGAGGATCAAGGGCGACGACACGCCTATCGCTCCGGGCGAGTTCAGGGATGTGGATATTCCTTCGGGGAGTGTGCGTGACAACATCATGCCGCTTCCGTACAAGGAGCCGAGTCAAGTTCTTGCTGCTTTGCTCCAGTCAATTACTGAAGACGGACGGAGGCTTGCGTCGGTAGCGGACCTCAAGGTCAGCGATATGAGCGCCCAGGCTCCTGTTGGGACAACGCTGGCAATTTTGGAGCGACAACTGAAAACCATGTCGGCGGTGCAAGCCCGCGTTCATGCATCTCTCCGCATGGAGTTCAAGCTCCTCAAGGGCATCATTCGGGATTTCCTGCCTGCGGACTATTCCTACACGCCGGAGGGTGGTGATCGGTCGGTCAAGCAATCTGACTACGACCTTGTTGAAGTGATTCCGGTCAGTGATCCCAACGCCGCCACGATGGCGCAGCGGATCATGCAGTACCAAGCTGCACTGCAACTGGCTCAAGGTGCCCCGCAGATTTACGACCTTCCTCAACTTCACCGGCAGATGCTTGAGGTGTTGGGTATCAAGAACGCAGAGAAGTTGGTCCCGGTTGAAGACGATCAGAAACCGCGTGACCCTGTGTCAGAGAACATGAGTTTTCTGACTGGTAAACCCACCAAGGCGTTCATCTATCAGGACCACAAGGCGCACCTTACAACGCATATGTCAATGTTGCAAGACCCGGCGATCATGGGGATGATGGGGCAGACCCCGATGGCTCAACAGATGCAAGGGGCGATCATGGCCCACGTTGCCGAACACATGGCGTTTGCCTACCGGCAACAGATCGAAGAGCAGCTTGGCGTCCCAATGACCGCGCCGGATCAGGAATTGGATGAGCAGACTGAAGTTCAGTTGTCTCGTCTGGTTGCTCAAGCAGGGCAGCAGTTGCTTCAAAGCAACATACAAAAGGCCCAGCAACAACAAGCCCAGCAACAGGCACAAGACCCTGCATTGCAAATGGCTCAAGCTGAACTGCAACTCAAGCAAGCCGAGATGCAACGCAAGGCGCAGAACGACCAGATGGACTTCCAAATCGCGCAGCAAAAGTTGCAACTTGAAGCGCAACGTCTACAACTTGAGGCCCAGAAGAATCAGGGCGAAGACCCCCGGCTAAAGGCCATGAGGTCGCAGCAGGAGCTTCAACAGAAGGAACAAGTCCATCGCCAAAAACTCAACCATCAAGCGCAGCAGCAACAGGCCAAGATGCAACAACAGGCTATGAAGGCAGCTCAACCCAAAGCACCGAGGCAGTAAATGGCAACCGCATTCGACGTAGTTATCAAAGAACTGGAAGAGCGCCGCGAAACCATCGCGCAGGCGCTTATCTCAGGTGCGGCAAAAGATTTTGCCGAGTACAAATTCATGACGGGTGAAATCCAGGGTCTTTCACGCGCTCATGCTTTCATAACCGACCTTGTGCGAAAGATGGAAAACGACGATGAGTGAACTACTCCTGAGCGACGGCCAAAACACAACCGTGTTGCCGCAAACCGACGAGGAAAAGGCCCGGCAAGTGCCTGATCCTGTGACCTACCACTTGCTCTGCGTTCTGCCTAAAGCGGAAGAAGCGTACGAAAGCGGTCTGGTCAAAGCAGGGCAGACCATGCACTTTGAAGAAGTGTTGAGTCCAGTTCTGTATGTCGCCAAGATGGGGCCAGACTGCTACAAAGACCCGCTTCGGTTCCCTAGCGGTCCGTCATGCAAAGTCGGTGACTTTGTGCTGGTTCGTCCCAATTCTGGTACGCGGCTAAAGATCCACGGCCAAGAGTTCCGCATCATCAACGACGATAGCGTTGAAGCGGTCGTGCAAGATCCCCGTGGCCTGAAGCGGGCATAAGGAGTAGAACATGGAATCTTTTAAGTTCCCCGATGAGGTGGAAAAAGAAAAGCCCGTCGAAGAAAAGCTGGAGATTGAGATTGAAGGCGAAGCCGAGATCGAGGTCGTAGACGATACGCCTGAAGAAGATCGTGGGCGCAAGCCCATGAAGGAAGCGCCGTCAGACGTCACGGACGACGAACTGGCGCAGTACTCCGAAGGGGTCAAGAAGCGCATCCAGCACTTCTCCAAGGGCTACCACGAAGAGCGCAGGGCCAAAGAAGCTGCTTTGCGTGAGCGTGAAGAGGCAGTGCGCCTCGCTCAGAACCTCGTGGAAGAGAACAAACGCCTACAGGGCAGTTTGGGTCAGGGGCAGCAGGCTTTGCTTGAACAGGCCAAGAAGGTGGTCGCCAACGAGGTTGAAAGCGCCAAGCAGAAGCTCAAAGCAGCGCATGAGGCTGGTGATACTGAGGCGTTCATCACGGCTCAGGAAGAACTGACAACCGCCAAGATTAGGGCGGAGCGGGTAAACAATTTCAAACCAGCAGTTGCAAAGCCTGAAGAACCTGTGGTACAATCGGCTCCACGGGCAGAGCCTCAAGTTGAAGCCAAAGCACTTGCGTGGAGAGATTCCAATCCGTGGTTTGGTTCGGACGACGAGATGACGGCTGTTGCCCTGACGGTTCACAAGAAACTTGTTGAAAGCGGGGTGGACACAGCAAGCGACGAGTACTACGAGAAGATCAATTCTCGGGTGCGGCAACTTTTCCCGGATGCGTTCCCTTCAGGAAAGAAAAAATCGTCGGTTGTAGCCCCTGCAACGCGCAGCGTAGCGCCTAGAAAGATCACGCTGACGCAATCACAAGTTCATATCGCCAAGCGGCTGGGACTGACTAATGAGCAGTACGCCCGTGCGGTAGCGGAAGAAATGAGGAAACAAAATGGCTGAACCCAGAATCCCCCGTGAGTTTGACACCCGAGCGAAGGCTGAAAGGCCCAAGCAGTGGATGGTTCCTGATGTGCTTCCCCATGTAAATGAGGAGCCTGGATATGCCATGCGCTGGATTCGTGTGAGTACCCTTGGTAACGCCGACCCGCGCAATGTTTCCATGAAACTTCAAGAGG